CTTAGTCGCTCGGAGATCCCTTAACACCATGGATTTACACATGGATGCGTCAATCGACACCGGTACGGTGTCGAGCCATAGTGAGTCACTATTGTCACTCACTTCACACGGTGGAAGGACCTTTGAGTCCGCCACTTCAAAGTATGTTATTCATACACATACTATCCCGTTGGCCACGGTTGTTGACCAACAATATTTACTCCCTGAGTCTGAATCAGAGAGTTACTTCCACGGCTATCAAGCTGGGGAAAAAGCGGACGTACACTGCCCGCATCGATCCTGTATGTATATCAGAAAGGATAAGACTCGAGCCAGAGAAAGGCTCAAGAAGAACTGCCCCTGCATGGAGGTAGCTCTAGAAAACGGTTCGTTGCAACCGCTTTGCTTCATGGTTTATGTGAGATCACTAAACCATAATCTCACTGGTTTAAAACAACCAGAGGGGACATCATGGAACCTCAATCCAACTGAGGTCATGTTCTGCCAGACAGCCAGCGGCTTGTTTGACAATTCTTACCCAGGTCACGTACGTGACCGGGTTAAAGTTACGGGATGGCATCACGTAACAGAAAGCTCAATTCTTGATCTTATGAATTGTGCATACTGGTTTCGTCAATACGACAAACAGTATAAGCTGAGTGGACGAATCCGCTCAGTTCTAACAACTCACGGTTTACGTAAGTTGAAACACTATGTGATGCAGTCCGCACACACAGTTAATAGCATGATCGTTAAGAAAATGCTCGCACTCGCACCCGAAATCGAAGGGTACGAGACAATGGCCAAGCATACAGCTTGGGCATTCTCCGAACTACTAAGAGAGTATAGTTCGGGAATTCTCCAGAATAATATGGGGAAAGTGATAGAACCAGATGGTGGTTTCTATCAAGATGCCAAGGACTTTTCGTCCGTGGTAAAAGCCTCTTTCCATAAAGAAAGGAGAGAGGATCGCCTGAGTTGGATATCTTACACAGGCTATACCAAAGCTTTCGGAGCATTCTTTGGTACTGAACTCCGCCGCCTAAAAGGTTGGCTAGAGTCTGAATATTCAGCAACAGGGTCTGATTATTCTCTATCGCCGGCATTTATATACCGAGCGAGTATCCTCTCCCAAACGAGGGGATTGGGCTATCTACCAGAGTCGATAGCCGAGTGTCGTAGGATAAATTTCCGCAACACAGTCAATAGGGAAGTTATCCCCATTGAACCTGAAGTTTCACATCTTCAGTATACCGCCGTGCAACACAGGCTGGCGGAAGCGGGTTTACCCCGCTTTGTCTTATCCAAAGATAGGATAAGAATTCCCGAACAACAAAAGGATCGGGAAGTATTCGATGAGGTCATGAGCCGTATCGAAATCCCCCTGAAGGCTACAGCTTCAGTGGACACCTTCGTCAAAGACGGAGGGAAAGTGGAAGATGCACGTCTTCTACTAAGGCTAGCTAGAGAACTAGCCTGGAAGATCCCGGTAAGGGATCTTGAAACAAACTCAATCCGTGAGTTTGTAAC